GCGCTGGTGGGAGCTGACGAACGCGACGACGAACCCCGCTTTCCTTGAGGCCGGGGGGTCCAGCGCTGGTGGGTATCAGCTCTTCCAGAACCAGTTCTCGGGACAGAATCCTTACGCAACCATAGCCCAGCTCGCCAAAGACGCTATGGGCGACTTCTTCTATACGACCGGATCCTTTACGTCCTACACTCCTGAAAAGGGTCCCGAGGTCCCGACTATCGGCGGCTTCATGAAGGACGTCATGTCATATTGGCAGCTGAAGTTTGCGAACATTCAGACCGCCCTGGTCATGTTCGGAACATCAGGCCAGGCATACTCGTTCTCCGCCGTCGACGGGACCGTGTCCCCCAACCAAATGTTGGAGACGATAATAAAAGAGGAGGTCCGATCCCTCAAGAACAACCATTCGACCGTCCTTCTCCAGACTAATCCGAAGGATGTCACCACCGCGAAGATCGAGGTCGCCCGGGCCGGAGATGTGGAATTCTTCCAGAACGAGACCCAGAGCAAGCTTTCCCTCGCCATGCACGCCCGTGATCAGATGGGGTTTGAATTCTACTGCGATACGACCGGCGACATTATCTTCAAGCCTCCGTTCTATAACTTGAACGTTCTGCCGAACAAGCCTGTCTCCTGGATCCAGGACTTCGACATCATCGACGATCAGCTGACCGATTCCGAGGCCGAGGTCGTGACCCAGGTCACCTCGTCCGGAAACGCTTTCGGCGGCGCTACAGACTGGGGTCTTAACGACGAAATCACTACTCCGCGAACCGGCGTCTACGATTTTCACCTCCTACGGCGCTACGGCTGGCGCCGCGCGGACTTGCAGCTGGAATGGGCGGGAAACCCTCGGAAGCTCTTCTTCTATCTGCTCGACTGGATGGACCGCCTTAATGCGAAGCGGCAGAACGGGACCATTTCCATCCCCATGCGTCCGGAGCTTCGGATGGGCTTCCCGGTCTGGGTCCCGAAGTACGACTCTTTCTTCTACGTCCAGGGTATCGCCCACCAGTACTCAGTCGGGGGTCAGGCCACGACGACCGTCACCCTGACGGCCAAGCGCTCCAAGTTCATCGCCCCGAAGGGCATCGGGGAGATCAACAAGACTCCGGGCGCGACCCGGAATGTGGTCGGCGACAAGAAACGTGGTCTAGAGGGTCAGGACCAAGTTTATACCGTCACGTGGCCGGGAAAGCAAGACGCGACCAGCGGCCTTGGACAGGACGTCTCCGGCGGCGGTCCTGCCATCATCCGCGATCCGAAGACAGGGAAAATACTCGGCTTCCCCAACGTCGTCATGGTCTTCAAGCAGACGTACGCCGGAAAGGACCTCCAGAAGATCATGGAGAGCCAGGGGCAGCAGACCCAGCCGAACACTGCTGCTCCCGCCGCCAAGGGGAACAAGAATCAGATCACGCCCCTCGCACATAAAGCACAAGTTAGCCAAACCCTCATTCAGTCACAGTCCGCGAACAAGGACATTTTGATTGCCAGGCTTCGCGCCCACCGGTATGAGGCTGGGATGACGAACGCGGGGGCATATGATTATGCCTGGGACAAGGGTCGAAACTTCCGAGAGTTTGCCCTCATCCCGTTGAGTTCGTACCAGAACCACCCGAAGGTGGACGACGCCGCGACCACGACCATCAAGAGTAAGGACCAAGAGCGTCCGGACAAGGAAGAGCAGAAGAAGCTGGTCGACGCGCAGCTGGCCGACATAAAGGCCGCGAAGGAGAAGTTCGACGGACTTAACGTCAAGCTTAAGAAGAAATCCAAGGAGGTCACGGACCTGAGTCAGAAGTTTGGCAAGAGTAAACCGCCTGATTTCAGTCCCACCGGCCTTGCCAACTTCACTGCCGGTGTAACCCTCCTGAACGCCGAGCTCGCCGTGATTACGGAAGATCAGAAGAAGGCCGCCGCTGATCTGGAATCCGCGCAGAAGAGGCTCGTCGCGGTCAAGGCCGCCAACCCGGTCGTCACGTACATCCCGGAGCTCAACGTCCTCATTCGTCCCGTGTCCGACGAGTTCGGGTTCGAGGTCATAGGTCATAACCGGTATGGGCGTGGGGCTTATATTGACCGTGGCAAGCTCCAAGTGCCGGTGAAGGGCGCGGACATGCCGAGCGTCGCGAACCAGCTGAACATTCAGTTCGCCCCCACGGGCGGTTTTTTGACGGACGCCGGGATAGGGTCGAACGTTGACGGTCAGGCCGTGAACTTCTCCAGCCTATTCGAGCAGATGACTCCTGAGGACTACAAGACTGGGGCCTCGTTCACCGGGACGGTGTCGCCGGGTCAGGGTGTGTCGAACGTCCAGACGACGAGCGCCTCGACGTACACGAACCTGATTAACGCGGACAAGGGGACCGGGCTCTATGTGGAGGCGGATGCTACCCGCCGCGCGAAGACCCTCGGCGAGATGGTTCCTTCGATAGACCTTGGCATCGACGCCGCGTTCACGAAGTGCGGATGTGGTCTGAACAGGGCGAACTGGCTTTCGCTCCTCCCATCAAACCTCATATCCTCCGTCCTGGCCGACGCCACGGCCGAAGGGGAGGATAGACGTTATACTGAAGAAGACAATAAGACGCTTGTCAACCCCATCACGGGCGAGATTGGCTCAAACACTGAGCCCGGTTCGATTGCGGTGAACGGCATGTCGCGGGCGGGCGCCAAGGGCGGAGGCCAGGTGCTTTTGAGCTCCCCCGGGTCGACTGGGAGGGATAAAGAGGTGGGGATCCTCTCCAGCAAGGGTTTCTTCGAGGCTCTCGACGTCTTTCTTTTGACGAAGTTCGACACGGAGCTGAAGGAGAACGTTAAGCGGGAGACGGCCTACACTCTAGGGGGTATTGACAACCCTGCGAACGTTGATACAAATCCGCTCGGGCTCGGCGATGACGAACAGGACAACGTCCTCGGCGACCCGGACAACCCCCTGTTCGCCCGGGCCTCCTTGGGCGACCCGGCCGCGCTTGCCGCCCTGCAGAAGCAGGCGAACTTCAACTTCGGTCAGACGAACGCGGCGCTGAAGAACTTCGGACCCACCGTCGACCAGGCGGGCAAAAACGCGGCCGAAAGGCTGAACCAGATCGGCAAGCAAAAGGCTTCCCCACTCGTGTCCGCTACCACGGACACCGCCCCTCAGTATCAGCCCCCCGCCCCGACTGTCAGTGATCCTATCAACCAGAGGCGCTATGATAACGCGGGCGTCCCCGTCTACCTCGGCCGCGACGGCATTCCCCTCAAGACCCCGGGCTGACGGTCTCCCGGACCATCTTAAAGAACTTTTGGTCGACCTTCTTCGGATCCACCAGGTACTGGACGACGAGCTCGACGTTCCTGTTCACGGGTGTCAGGACCGCCATCGTGTCCAGCTTTTCAGTTCCGACCGTCAGCATGTGTCGTATTCGCCGGACCTGAAAGGAGAGTGCCACCGAGTACTCTCCGTTGTCGCGGTCCACCGCGCAGTCCCCGTTCTGCACCTTCATGAGGTACGCCACGAGCTGTTTGTCCTTGGTCGGGAACGATAGGGCGAAGCTCTGTCCCTCCTGGAGGCCCGGGACGTTCTCCAGTTCCCACCGGCCCCCCTCCAGGGTCTTTCCCTGCAGCGTCGCCACCTGAAGGACTATCGGCATGATGGAACCTTACAGGTCTGATGGGAGTATCGTGGTTTAGATGAGCGACCGAAGGTCCAAGCACAGCGTTCCGATGACGTCCGACCCTCGGGCTATCGGCGGCTTCAAGGAACAGACTAACGCCTCTCGCGACGCGAGGACGTACCTTTGGTCCGCCCGGATAGTCCACGTCGACACGGAGACAATGTGCTGCTCCATCCGGCTGGAGTCCGGGTTTGGTGAGTTCCATGACGTTCCCATCCCGGCACCCGGAGGCGGTGGGCCGAGGAGTTGGGCCGGGTCTGTCCCCGACCGGAACTCGAAGGTCATAATCGGGTGGCAGAAGTTCGGCCATCGCGGATTCAAGCCGTACATCATCGAGTTCATGACCTCGGGCATCTACCTCGCCCGGGACTTCGAGCCGTTCTCCACCGTCGACCCGGCGGACGCGAAGACGGCGATGAACCAGAACCCGAGCCTTGAGGACGATCCGGGCGTGAACCTCGGCATCGTCCGCCTCAAGCACCGGAAAGTCTATCCCGGCGACTTCATGGCCTCCGCTTCCGACGGCGCGGACGTCCTGCTCGACCGGGATGCCCTCGTCACGAACCGGGCGGGAAACGAGTTCCGTCTCCGGGACGCGGACCAGACGGCCATCCTGCAGACCATCAACGAGTTTACGAGCAACGCAGCTGGTTATTACCGTCGCGGCCTCATCAAGAGGAACGCTTACAGTTTTCTGCCGGACCTCTTCCCTGAGGACGACAAGGGAAAAGTTCCGACGACCATATCGAAAGACAGCCCGGCGTACCCCATACTGCTCGAGTTCGGGCTCATAGACGCGGCAGGGAAGAAAACATTCCCTGACAACCCTGAAGAGCCGTTCTATTCTCATGTCGTGACGCCGGACGGTCAGCATATCGCGTACATCGTTCACGGCGAGCACAATCACACTTTCTCTTCCGCGCACTTGTGCTATGTTGAGGATAGGAAGGAGATACGCCACCTTTCGGACGGCATTATGGCCGTCACCGAGGAAGGGGATGGGTTTCAGATAGACCCTCCTTACCCGATCTTCATTGAGGACGTTATGGGGACGGTCGTCGGCAACGACTTCCACTCGTCCGGCGGGCGTCCGCTCTACAAGCACCCGCTGAAGATGGCGGTGTTCAAGAACCTTGAGCAGGGAGCCCCGTCAGACGGTCCTACGTTCGAGGCCGTGGACACCATCCAGGACCTCGACATTATGGACGACATCGGGCTCGCGCGGCTGTTCCGTGTGATGAGTCCGCACGGCTCGAACCAGTACGCGTTCGGCGTCTCGAAGGAAGGCCGCGTTTACGTCCATATCCCGAAGTCGCGCGTCGGGACGCCCGATATGAAGGGGAAGTCCGTCGACCTCAACATTCAGGGCCTCGTGAAGGCCATCATTGGCGCGGACGGGAACTCACGGAACACCAGCCTCGACCTGAAGCTGGTCGGCGGCCTCAACCTGGACATTGGGCGGAACGACGCCGGCAATTCCATCGTGGTTACCCTCCACGGCGGAGTCCTTCAGCGTATCATGAATAATCCGGCGTCGAACGCGCCGGCCTTCCAGCAGCAGGTCGGCGGATCGACCCTACGGACTATCTCCGCCACCGACATGTCCATAATCGGCGGCAACTCGGTCAGGGAGATTGGCGGGGACGACACCACCGTCGCCACCTCAGTCCTGACGAACGCCGGAGCCGGGGGGTACAAGGTCACGTCGGCCGGCGACTGGGGTATGACCATCCTTGGCAAGACTCAGCGCCAGTTCGCGCAGCTTTCGACGTCCACCTGGGCC